CTTTGGTGATCTACCTTCGACGACGGATCGGTCGCTGATGGGTCTGCTGGACCGACTCGCGCGACCGTTCCGGCGGCGATCGACCCCACAACTGGAGTCGGGGAGCGGGTCTGGGTCCGCGGTCGACGAGGGAGTCCTGCGTTACGACAGCTGGACGTCGGCTCTTGGCTCGTGGGGAACGTCGAAGGACAAGCGTGAGTACACGAACGCGTACTTCCGCCCGATCCACGAGACTCAGGCAGAGATCTTGTGGCGATCCAACGCCATCGGGTCGCGGATCGTGGAGTTGCCGGCGAACGAGACGCTTCGCGCCGGATTCGAGCTGAAGATGGATGACAAGGACCTCAGCGAGGAGGTCATGGCGATCGTCGAGGACCTGGAGGTGATCCCGAAGTTCCTCACCGCGATGCACTATGAGCGAGCGTATGGTGGAGCGGCGATTTGGCCGGTCATCAACGACGGCAATCCAAATCTGTCGGAGCCGATCAACCTCGACAGGATCCCGGAGGTTAGCCACCTCCTCGTGTTCGACACGAGGGAGCTGAAGCCGACGAGGTACTACAACGATATCAAAGACAAGAAGCTCGGCGAGCCGAGCGTCTTCCAGGTCATGCCGAGGCATCGTGGACCGGGGACGGCGATGATCGACGCGATGTCAGAGATCCACGAGTCACGTCTCATCGTGTTTCCTGGGAATCGGGTGAGCCGAGCGCAGATCAGTCACAACGGATGGGGCGACAGCGTGTTCTGTCGCGTCTTCGAGACACTTCGCGACTACGGAGTGGGGTGGGCGGCGACGTCAGTCCTACTCCAGGAGTTCTCTCAGGCCACGATGAAGATCAATGGTCTGGCGAAGCTCCTGGCGAGGGACAAGGACAAGGTCATCCAGGACCGCATCAAGGCGGTCGAGCTCGCTCGCAGCACTATCAACATGGTGTTGATGGACGCGTCCGAGGACTACAAACGGGAGCAGACGCCAGTCACCGGACTGCGAGAGATCCTCGACGGCTTCGCCCAGAGGGTCGCCGCCGACGCCGACATGCCGGTGACCCTGCTCATGGGGATGAGCCCCTCTGGGCTGAATGCGACGGGTGAGTCCGACATCCGCTTCTTCTACGATCGCGTGGACGTCAAGCGACAGCTCCACGTCAGGCCGCGACTCGAGCAGGCGATCCGGTTCATCCTGCGCGCGAAGAACTCCCCGACGAAAGGGAAAGAGCCCGACGTCTGGTCGGTCCAGTTCAATCCGCTCTGGCAGCCGACCGAGAAGGAGATCGCCGACACTCGCAAGACGGTCGCGGACACGGATAACCTCTACGTCCAGATGCAGGCGGTCACTCCGGAGGAGGTGGCGGTGAGTCGGTTCGGCGGTGACACCTACTCGATGGAGATGGTGATCGAGCATGACGTGGACGCGGACATGAACGGCGAGGATGCGGAGGCGAGCGTCGAGGGAGTCGAGCCCGAGGCTGCGTCCGCCGATGCTGGCGGAGACGAGATACAGAAGACCGCCTTGAACGGCGCGCAGATCACCTCGCTGGTCGCGGTCATCCAGCAGGTCAACGAGAACATCATCTCGCGCGAGTCCGGGGTCGCAGTATTGATGGTCGCGTTCCAGATGTCGAAGGACGAGGCGATCGCCGTTATTGGTGAGCCCCCGGAGAAACCGGACGTGCCCGAGGCTCCGCCGCCGCCGACCGGTGGGTTCCCGCCGCCGCCGAACGCTCCAGATGAGAACGAGCCGACCGAGAAGCGGGCCGATCGTTCGAGTGGTATGTCGTCGTCTCGTAGGACGCGGAAACGCCAGTCAGGTCGTGGGTTCGTCGTCAAGACGGACGCCGGCCGCTGGCGCGCGATCACTAACGGCGGTGACCTGCTCGGCGAGCACGCGACCGAGAAAGACGCGCTCGCGCAGCTTCGCGCGGGAAGCGAGGTCAGGCTCGGCGGTTCCATAGACATCGGCGACTTCCAGATCATCCGGCGTCGCGGCGGTCCGTGGGTCATCCTCGACAGGGACACCGGGAACACGATCGGCGAGTTCGAGACCGAGCAGGACATGCACGGGTTCATCAGGGACGTGACGAAAAGGACGGACGCCGCGTGGGAGGAGCAGGATCGCGACGACTTCGGTCGCTGGGGATCCGGAGCCGCCGTGTCGTCGCGACTCGAGGAGCTCAGGTCCAGCGCGTCGTCGGCCTCAGGTGAGGAGCGCGAGGCGATCAACAAGAAGATCGCTACTATCGAGACCGCGCGCGCGAACGCTCAGGCAGCGCGCGAGCGACGCGAGGCCGCGTCGGGTGTTTCGCAGGAAGCCGCTGTGGAGCAAGCCGAGAAGTGGGCTGATGAAGCCGACGACTACTCCGACGAGGAGAAAGCCGCGATCAAGAGCATCGTGGCAGGGACCGCCGGTTCCGTCAACGAGGAGACGTGGTCGCCGCCTCCACCGCCCGGCATGTCGCAGGCGAAGCTGGAGGCCGAGTCCGAGGCGATACTCGCTGAGGCAGAAGGTAGTCAACTCGAAGCACTCGAGGAGTACACCGGCGACTCGACAATGATCAACAGTCACCTCCGTGGTCGTGACCTGACCGAGGCGCTCGGGTACACGCCCGACGACGATGAGATGGACGAGCTTCGGGGCCAGATCGACGCGCTGGACGACCTGTTTGAGGAGACGAGCTTGAGCGAGCCAGTTATCGTGTATCGTGGAACGAGTCTGCGATCGCTGGAGCGACAGGGTGTCTCCCTCACGCCTGGTACAGTCTTCGAGGACCCGGCGTACATGTCGACGTCCACGGACCAGAGCGTCATCGAGTCGTTCGCGGAGGGATCCGAAAATGTCGCCCTTATGGAGATCGCGGTCCCGAAGGGCACTCAGGGTATCTACGTTGAGAGTATCACTGAGAACCCGGACGAGTTCGAGCTTCTGCTCAACCGAGGTCATTCGCTCCGCATCATATCCGTGATCGAGGAGCCGTCGGGTAAGTCACTATACGGGAAGCCGCAGATGCGCAGACGTATCAAGGCGGAGGTCGTGCCACGTGTCTGAGTCGAGATCATCACACTTCACGTGGGACGACGCGGCGGGAGTCACAGTAACTCCTAGTCGTGACGACGAGCGTTACTACTTGGCGATCGCCGCGATCGGTGCGCTGAAGAAGACTGACGGCATCGTGCAGGTCATCCAGGACATGGGCCTGATCAACGACGACGGCAGCATCACAGACGCCGGCAAGAAGCGGCTGAAGGAGCTGATCGCGCTGTGAGTGTCGATCCCAGAGTCGCGATGAAGATCCGGTTCTCGCTTCAGGCGAAGCGGCTCGATGCCGAGGAGCAGGAGCGGGACGCGAAGGGTCGCTTCGGGTCCGGAGGCGGAGGAACGTCTAAGTCGGTGAGCGATTTCTCTGATAGCGAGAAAGAGGCGATCCAGAGCGTCGTCGACGGAACCGCTGAAAGTATCAACGAGGAATCGTGGTCTCCTCCGCCGCCTCCGGGGATGTCAACAGAGGAGTTGGAGGAGGAGTCTGATTTCATTTTTGCAAATGCTAGTGAAGATCAGTTGGAAGCGTTCGGAACATACACCGAGAATTCAACGATCGTCAATAATCTACTCCGCGGGAAAAATGTTGGAAGCGAGGCAGAGATTGAGGCCGCTCGCAAGCAAGTCGACGCAATAGATGATGTTTTCGCCGACGCGAATTTGAGCGACGGTGTAGTCGCATATCGCGGAATGAGTTTGAGCTCTCTCGAACAGCAAGGTGTGTCACTCACCCCCGGAACGACTTTCTCGGATCCTGCTTATTTATCAACATCGGCGGAGGAAGCTGTGGCTGATCGCTTGTTCGGATCTGGAGGAGATGATTCAGCCCTAATGGAGATAGCTGTTCCGGCTGGAGCTCGCGCTCTTTACCTGGAAAATATTTCGCAGATTCCAGGCGAGAGCGAGTTATTGTTAGATAGAGGCCAGTCGATACGCATCATCTCTGTGTCGGAGGAGACAGTGACGCGCGGATCGAAAAGTATCACACGAAAACGCATCAGGGCAGAGTTGGTTCGAGAATGACTGAATCAAGATCGTCACGTTTCTCGTGGGATGACGCAGAGGGATTGTCGGTCACTCTATCGCGCGATGATGAGCGTCGCTATCTCGCCCTCGCCGTGACTGGAGCATTGCGGATCGATGGTCCTGCGAAGCTTCTCGTCGTCAAAGGATTAATCACGAGTGGCGGAACTGTCACATCCTCGGGAAAGAAGCGGCTGAAGGAGTTGCTCGCGCTGTGACGACGGCCGCTGACATGAAGGCGGAGATCCGCCTTCGCCGACGCGTCGCGCTCGGTAAGAAGGCGAAGCGCAAGCCTCGCCCGAAGAAGCGCCTCCCCGCGCAGACCGTCGGTCGCGGGCTCTACGGAGCATACGCGAAGAAGCTTCGCGGGATCGTCGAGCAGACACGCGTCGCGCTCAAGCCACTCATGGACGAGCTGGACGAGCTGCTCAAGACCGCCGAGAGTGAGCGTCGTGTCGATGCCGGCGAGGGTCGCCGCATCACTCAGCTGATCGAGGAGGCTCGTCGCAAGATGCGTAGCGCGACGAACGTTCAGCAGGTCGAGGCCCTCGCGACGGAGTTCGCGTCGCGCACGTCGACCGCTCAGCGGATGCAGCTGTCGCGCCAACTCCGGTCGGCGCTCGGCGTCGAGCTGTTCACGCCTGACGCGCGGCTCGCGACGCTGATGGACGGCTTCGTGTCGAAGAACGTCGCGCAGATCCGGGACATCCCGCAGAAGATGATTACCGACGTCGAGTCGACGGTCACCGAGGCGCTGACCAGCGGGAGGCTCCGAAAGGACATCGCGAAGGAGCTCCAGAAGAAACTCAACCTGGGCAGAGCGCGCGCGAACACGATCGCCCGCGACCAGATCGGGAAGTTCCACGGTCAGCTCAACGCGACCCGGCAGAAGGAGATCGGCGTCTCGCGCTTCATCTGGCGCACGGTCGGCGACGAGCGGGTCCGCGACTCACACGAGGAGCGTGAGGGACAGACCTACTCGTACGACGATCCGCCGGACGGTGAGCTTCCCGGTGAGCCGATCAACTGTCGGTGTTTCGCCGAACCTGTGTTGGAGGACCTACTGTGAGTGAGATCGATCCCAGAGTCGCGATGAAGATCCGGTTCTCGCTTCAGGCGAAGCGGCTCGATGCCGAGGAGCAGGAGCGGGACGCGAAGGGTCGCTTCGGGTCCGGAGGCGGAGGCGGAGGGAAGGAGTCAGGGCCGAAGATAACAGATGGGGAGCCCAATATATCGGCAGCTGACTCTATCAGCGACGATATGGACGATCAGCAGGCCAGACAGGCGATCAAGTCGTTGACGGGGAATCCTGAGATGAAAGCGCAGACTACTGGCAAAGGTCGTAGAGCTCAAAAAGTCATAAGGGACGTGACCGGAACCAACGTCGGAGTCGGTAAGACGTGGACGGCAGCGTTTTCTGATGCGATGAGCGGCGGCGATATCTTGGGATCGCAAATGAGCG